TTGCATAATACATATTTAACAGTATTTATAGATAGAGCATGAACGAAATTTTTAACACACTGAAGGATAAATTTCCATTTTTGAGCCTTATTAGAAAGGGAGATTTAGAGTATGTGGGCATAGTTCAAAATCAAGACATCAATGTGATTAGTTTTTACGATTATGGACGTCTAATGATGCCACAAGACAAAATGCGTTTTTTAAAGTGTGGTGAAATATGGTGGCATGAATCAAATAGAAAATTACCAATTAACATATTCCTAAAAGGTGATTTCCGATATTTTAGATCCACATTGGTCACTTTAAACTCCAAAGACATAGAGATAGTAGCAGGCCCGACTGTAAAACTATCTGAAATTTCAAAGAAACGGATTAAGCGTAGAACAATCCAACTTGTAAGAAAACCTATTTAATTGTAGAATTTTTTTCGATCAACTTTGCAAAGTATTTTGTGACTGCATTCTTTGGTTGATACGTTTTATACTCTATAGGTTCGTCAGTTAAGTAATTTTTGTTCTTGTGTGATTTTTTCTTCTTAAGTTTTTGACGTTGCATCAAAACTATATTTACCTTTAGTGATCAAATTCATCTGCACAACAATGGCTTGGGCATATGCAACTGCATGAGATTTTTTAAAGAAGTAACTACCATCTGCTGGCTTTTCCCAAACATGCTCATTTATATCCTGCCAAGTTTGGTTCAATAGATATCTTTTGGCCGGCCTAATGATTGCCAATACAGCCGCAAGTTGTTCAATAGTTTTTGGTTTTAATTTGGACACTATGCTGAAATGACCATTGAGATGAAACAATTGATCAACTGTTTTTTTGTCTTCCAACATGTCCCAATCTGGCTCTTGTATCATTAGTTCAACTAGTTCCTGTTCTGATGATACGTATTTGTATATGTTGACATTCAAACAATCAATCTTAAAATAGCCTCTGTCTTCTGCTTTTTTATAATCTAAACTGGCATGTCCTGTCACAGGATGCTCTGGCACAGCATGGAAGTAGACGCCTGTCTTGTGTTTTTCCACTTTATCTTCTTTTTCAATTGTGGCAGGAGTGTGCTTGAATAATTTCAAGACGCCATCTCTGTCAAAAAAATCTATATCTACATCAGGCATTAGTGTATTCTTCCTTTTCTAACTTTCTCATGATACTTGATAAAATCTTCTTTTGCTCCTGGTTGTACAACATCAATTGCATCTAGTAATTTTTTGTAACCGTCACTGTTGTAATACTTTGTGTCCATATCAGGCATGTATATTTTTCTTAGTGCTCCTGACTCTGAAACAACAATAATAGCATCACCTGGATGAAATTCAATATCAAATTCATCTCCTTGTTCAATTTTTACCTTACTCAATTTTTGCCTCCTTGGCTGTCTCTTGCACAAACAATTGATCTGCTGGAGAACTTTTAATTCGTTGTGTCCAAAATTCTGGAGCAATAAATCTTCCAACCATTTGTAGTTGTTCGTCGTTTAAAGATTGTAACAAATTTTTCCCTGCTTTGCAACCAAGCAAAAGCCAAGGCGATATTCTACCTTGCTGAATATGTTGTACTGCCCTGTTGGTGTTTACTAATCTAAAGTAGTCGGCCCATTGTGCATTTTGTTCTTCTGCCCAATCCATCATGGTTGCAATCGATCTTTGTAGTGCTGATTCTACTGGCTCTGCTTTGAGCGTTTCGATTAAGTATGCTTCGTACAAGTCATCTCTGGCCCAGTGATCAAGTTTAATTTTTGATAATATCACATAGTCAATATATTTCTCAGGATACAACGGGTTTATGTGCATCATAAATCTACCAAACTTCACAAACGCGTTGTAGTAGGCGCTACGACAAAAGTCATCATATGTTTTTTCTTTCTGCCCATGTTGGTGTATTTGATAGAACCTTTGGAACACCATGAAAGCATTCTGCACCCACTTTTCATTTTTTTGCAAGTGCCTACGCTTGGGTTCACACATATGAACCTGCAATGTTCTGGCACGTGTGAATACTTTACCGCAGTAGGTACATTTATTTAGATTGCTGTCCATGTGATTCTAAAAGTTCTTCCAATTCTTTGTCAGTGATAATTGCATCTAGTGTTTCGAGATCTGATTCTTTCATGTTAGGATACAGTTGTTGCAATTTTTTCAAACTTTTGTTTGGCACACGTTTCATTGGTTTGATCCACGGATGAAATTGTTGTTGTAAAGCACCACACATTGATGTCAAGATCCAACACAGTTTTTTGTGTTTGCTGGACAGTGTAAACAAATGTTTATTAACACATTCGTTGATCATTTCCACATAGTGCTCAACATAAAATTTATCTTTGCTAGACACACTCGATGCATATCTCATCAACATGAAAGGTGAGTATAATCCTTTTTCGTGATCATCAATTCTATCATAGTAATCTTTATTACGAAAGTCTACTGCTTTTAGGCCATTTCTAAGTTCAAAAAATTTTCTCTTTTTTTCTACCATACTGATCCATAATCTACTTGTTCACACTGACGTGATATGTCTTTAACAAAATATGCACACATGGGTTTTGGCCCATCCTGTAATGGCACTGCCAACATCTGTCCTGATTTAATTTTAGGGAAGTACCATTTTACTTCTGTGTATATATCCACAACGTCAATGGGTAAAAAGTCTGGTTTACTACTGCTGAGTGGATTGAATGTAAATGCATCAAATCCTCTGTCGTTCAGACTGGTGATTGGAAGCACATGCATCTCAGGTTGTCCTTGTTCGCCAATCAACATCTTCCAGTCCAGTGGCATTTTTATTTTATAGTTGCCAATTTCTAACACTGCCGCAGGCGCATTAAAACTTTCTAAGAATATCAACGGAATATAAAAGAAATCTGGATTGGCAGGATCTGAATTATCAAGCACTGCAAATCTTAGTTTTTCATCTACCCATTCTGGAATCTTTTCCAGAGTATAGGTTGCATCGTCAAGTGTCAAAATTTTCATATAAATCTGTGTCTATCTTTTCTATATTATACGGATAATTTGCCTCTTTGTAAAACTTTTTTCTTTGTGTGAGATGTCTTCTTGCAAATTTACAAGCACTGGTTATATCCCATATGCTAACCGAATCTTTGTCTTCTGCTTTACGTATGCCTCTACCAATTGATTGAATTACTCTCACAAAACTTTTTCCAGGTTCAATTAGAACTAAATTGAAAATACGTGGAATATTGATACCCACAGCGGCCACACCGTATGTGGCTATGATTACTTTGGTTTGTGCCGTGGATACTTCATCATAGTGTTCTTTTCTTTCTGTGTTCTTTGTGGCTCCACGTATGAACACACTGTCTTTTATTTTCTTTTCAAGTATCTCGCCTGCACTTATTCTATCAACCAGTATCAATGTGTTTCCTGATGTTGATATATCTTTGATGGTTTGTGCTACCCAACTCATACGTTTTGGGTCTGTTGTCAGCCATTTTAATTCTTCGGCATAACTTCTAAATTCTAATATGTCATTAGTTTGTAGTACGTTTACGTTGCAATTGGCCAGTACACCTTTGTCTTGTAATTCTTTGGCAGGAATTTTATTTGTAACTTCGCCCAGTGATACTTTTATGCCCATGTATTCGTATTCTTGTTTTGGTACTGTGCCTGTCAATCCCCAACGTATTTGGCAGTTTGCAAAAGGTCCAGTCAGCATTCTTTTCAACACATCTGCTTTGGCCATGTGTACTTCATCAACTATTACAGTGTTAATACCATCAATAAATTCTTTGAACTCTGTTGAATGTTCGTCCTTGCTTTTCTTTTCAAGAACATTTAGGCTTTGCCATGTTGCAATGGTGTTGTATCTACCTACTTCTTTACGATCACCATAGTACACACCTGTGTCCAAGTTACAAGCAAGGAAGTCCTCTTCAGTCTGTGTCACAAGACTTTTGTTTGGAACTATGGTAAGTGTGCGTCCATAGTTTTCGACCAACTGGCACAGTGCCGCTGTAATAATGGTCTTACCTGCACCAGTGGCGATCTCTTGTATCGATTGTGGATTTTCAATAAACTTGTTGATTGTCTCCACCTGATAGTCTCGTAATTCTATTGGTTGTCCTGCACATGGATGTTTTTCAGGCCATTTAATATCACTCAAATAATTTTTATCTACTGCCTTGAATTCTAAGTCTTGCTTTGGCCTCTGATCTTCAAGTTCTACATACACGCCGCCATCTTCCAGTATCGGCAGTATTTGGTCAACTAGATATAGATATGTGGTGCCACCCAATCCAAAGAATGCTATTTTGCCATCCCATCTTCCTAATTTGACTGCTGGCAAGTGATATGCATAAGGTATTTGGTATTTGAATTTTTGATGTAGACGTTGCCGCCATTTGAGATCTAAATTCTCAAATTTAACATTCACTTGATCTTTGATTACTAATTTACAACTGCTCATAGTTTTATTATAATTCTATCGTGCCAATCATAACTTGAAGGCTGATGATCATTATAATACAACGTTTTAGGTAAAGAATCAAGATATCTTTTTAAATTATCTGTACCGGCTGTGTAGTATCCGCCACCTATCGCTACCAAACAGGCCTTTGGTTTAATGCCAGACCTCATCAAGGTTTTTGGTATTCTGTTTCTCACAAACAAAACTTTGGTTTCTTTGTCTACATATTTGAACTGTTTACTAAGTTGCCATAATTCACACAGTGTTTGAAATAGATCTTCTTCCATCTTATCGCACCATTTTTCTACCCTTGGATTTTCCAAACCGCCTACTCTCTTGGGTTCCCTCATATCAAAACCAAATGCTAAATTTTTATCTTTTATACCATGTCTGGAAAATGTGTTCAACCATTCTTGCCAATCTTGTGCTTCTGTGGTACTGCTAGGATCTCCAATGACAGTCATGACCAACGGAAAGCAATTGAGTTCAGTGACAGCACTCATTACTTGATCTTTAGTATAATCCATTCTATTGATCCACATCCTGTCAGATTGATTTTTAGCAATTAGTCCACCAAGACCTGACCACGATTTTACTTTTATTCCTTTTGTGCTGATTCCTAAATTTTTAAATGTATCAAGTTGTTGTATTAGAGGCAAATGCTTCACATTGGTGTTCCAATAATCCTGTAGACTTTCACTTGCATTATCTAAAATTATTTCATTATCTACCATCCTTGCATTTGGTTTTCTATACCCATCTATTTCTTTCCTTACAGCATAGTAGTCGTCCAATAATGTTTTGTCTATGAATTTGAAATCGTATCTTATAGCAATTAGTGTGAGATAATATGTTGTCACATCTGTCTGTAGGAAAGTCCATTTTTTATGTTCTCCGTCATATCTGGCATAACCTGCAGGCAAACATCTTTCATCTTTGAGCATTCTAATTAGTTGTATAATTTTTTTATTGTAAGGAAAACGTACTTCTATTTTGCTTTGTTCGTCCTCATCAATAAATTTTTCAATACTTTTTTCAAAACTAATAACTCTAAACGGTTGGTCATATTGTGGCTTGTCTAGCAATGCTTTTATATCCATGTTGTGTGATTGAAATTTTGTAAGATATCTTTTCAAAATAACCACTGCTAAACGTGCCTGCTTTTCAGTCCAGGCGTACTGTGCTTCTGCTAATGATCTCACTGTTTCCTGATCTTTGTGATGAGGGTTTATCTTTGTTTTAGGCGGAATTGGAGTACCTGGCCATAAAAAATCGTTATATGCTAATATTTTAATCGCTTCGTTAATAGTTTTTGGTAAATCTGCCTGCATTATGCTTCACTGTTTTTTGATAATTATTAGTATATTATACACTAGATGGTAATAATGTCAACCAATGGAGAGAAAGAAACAAAATCAACGTAAATCTTTCAAAAGACAGTTGAAAACAAAACTGTCTGAAACTGCCAGCATAGGTGCATTTTATCCAACTCCACGCGTGGCCGCATATTGGTTTACCAAACTCAACACAGGATTATTTGGTAATAGACTAGGACGTGTGTACATCAATGTAAAAAATCTACATCATGATTGGGGTAGATGTGTGGTTGATTGGGACAATAGACAGACGCCCAAGGGCAAGTTTAATCAGCGAGTGATCCCTTATCATATACCAACCTATTACTACATTGAACTACACAAAAAATTTCCGTCTTGGAAAGATTTTATTGAAACCTTAGCGCATGAAATGGTACATCTATATCAAATGACCGTGCAGAAAGATCCTTATTCTAATCATAACAAAAATTTTTATGCTTTCAAAGATAAGTTTAAGAAGGCTGGCCTAAAACTTCATCGTTAAAAGTTTTATAATTTATTACACGACTGTTTCCCAAATCTGTGCCTGTCTGCAAGTGATGTAGATACTCTGGCGGGTCATCATGCACCACTGTGAAATTACAGTAAGGTCTCATCTTTAGGTGATCTCTGAATTGTTTAAGCCATCCGTCAAAGATAGTGTCGCCGTGCCTCTCGCCATAATTTGGAGTGTCTTGATAGATATTATTTTGTTGTCCTTTGCCGTATTCTCGAAAATCAAATCCAATCAAATAGATATTTTTATGACCATGCACACAGGCCGTCCAGAATGCTTGGTTACCGGATATCCAGTAAGGATTGTTCGGAATCAAATGTAACATACCTTTACTGTATGGTCTATTGACTTCCAATGATGGCGCGTAATGAATTGTTTTTAGACCCACTTCGTTTTCACACATTTCCATTGTAATTTTAGTATCAACACTAAAGATATAGTCGGGCATGAAATCTCTATATAAAGCATTACATCCGTAAGTTTGTCCTGATTCTTTGAGTTGATTTAGATCAAACCCTTTTCTGGAAGGGCCATTACCAATAATGTATGCATTACCTTTTGGAACCGCCTTGACTCTATCCTCATAAAATTTTTTCTCTAAAATTTTTTGTCCTTGCCGTATTATAGTTCTTACTGTTATTTCTTCTCCCATATACGGTTTCCATTGAATTGGATTTATAGTGTTGTTAGGTCTAAGATTAAATGTTTTCATATTCAAAATGCAAGTTGTCTTCTTTTTTTGTAATTAGTTTGTAGTTGTGTTGTGCCAAGAAAAATATCAATTGTTTATGCGTTGGACTATGGGTAAAATTTTTTAAGTTATGTATATTAGTTTCTCTTTTCTCTCCAGAGCATTGGTAATTATAAGAATCTTCATGACGTACAAGCAAAGTTTTTGCTTTAACCTTTTCAAACAATTGTGTCAAGTCGTCTCGCCAATACAACATCAAACAAATTATGCCTTGTAATAATATCACATCTACTTTTTGTTCGTGCGGTAAATCATCAACAGTGTTATACAACATTATACCTGGATTGAGTTTTTGACACATTTTGACGTGAGATAGATATGGTTCTATACCAATAATTGTGTTACAGTCTAAATATTTTCTGGCCTTTGCATTGAGCACACCTTTCCAAATACCCACGTCCAAACATGTTTTATTTTGCAAAAGATGTTTGTTTTCTAGCCACGACTTTTGCCAATGGTGTTTACATTCGTTCCAGGCAGTGCGTAATTCAATCATAGATATTTTTCTTCTAGTCGTTTTTTAATTCTTCGCCATGGCTCTCCATTAGCAATTTCATCTGGAAACCATTCTGTATAAGATAATTGATTGGCCCAGTTTTGTCTGTCGGGCATACTAGGATTATTAATTTGAGATATATCAGTATTGCCTACTGTGTAACAAAGACTATCCCTTGATACAAAAACTGGCACGCCGTTTATGATTGCTTCCATGGCAGGATTCGAACTGTGATTAACAACTGCCCATACGTCTTTTAAATTTTCTTTGAAGTCAGTGTCATCAATGGTAGAACGATCAATTATTGGTCTTTTCATAGTGACGTTTTTGAATTTGTTCACATTAAATCCTACAGGATTACGTGGATGGGGCCTAATTTCTATTTGCATGTCTGTGTGCTGTCTTAGTTCTATAACCTTTTGTTCGAACCACATTGACATTTTTGGAAGTCCTTTCCATTGTTCACTTGCATGATGCTGACCCAAAACAATTATTTTATTGCCTGTGGTTCTCCACGGTTTAAACTGATGATTGAACAGAGACCATCTTTTATCGTCAACATGTTGATTGGCAAAGTCGGCTTTGTTATTGACACCGTTGATTCCTACTTTGAAACTTTTGTTACGCCTTAGTCCTCCTACTTCAAGCACAACAACTGGTTTATTTTTTGTAGTATACTCGTCCCATATCTTTTTGTAGTTTTTCATTCGTCCCTGCCATAATACACTCCATATCACTGCCACGTCAGCGTTGTCTGTTGACTGATTGATATACAGAGTTTCACCTGCGTCTTGTAGACTTTTTATAAAAGCATCAAAAATAGGCTTACTGTTTAATGGCCCAAACTGTGGATGTATTTCTATTTTCATGTTGAGGGAGGAACTTTTTTCCAATAGTCCACACTCATAATATCAGCAGGTGCATTAGGATTAGCACGTAAATCGTTACGACCACTTGATCCAATTTGTTTACGTTTGCCTTTCATATGATCCATGTAAAGACCTAGTTCACTGTTTACAAATACATGATGTCCCTTAACGCCAATCCAGTACCCAATGTCATTCACTGTGACTTTTTTTTCTGTCCTATATTTTTTTGTCAAGTGCCAAAACACGTAACTGTCATGCCACTCCAACAATTTAAAAACTTCGTCTGTGACGTACAATTGTTCCCATTCATTTACAAAATTTTGTATTTCAGGATGCCGCATATTGTAACCTACAAATCCACACTCAGGGTATTTTCCTCCGTCGTTGAGTTTAGGATTTTCTCTGCCAAGATAAGTTACCATTGTGTCAGAGGGTAAAAGTTTTTCAAAAAAGTTTATAGGCACTGGCCTGAACGTGAATGTATCAGCATCAATCCAGACTACATAATCATAGTCCTTACTATTACGCACACCATTTACTACACAAAACACTTTGTTGGCAAATCTTACGGCCGCCCATAGGTATGATCCTTTGTTTTTGTCTTTACCACCTTTTGTTTTCAGTTCAGGAGGTCTTCTAACACCTCCTGGTATCTCTTGCAATTCTCCATTGGCGACAGGATCGTCTTTATGTTTGGTTTTGAATTTGAAAAGTTCTGGCTCTGCTGTATTGAGATCAACCCATTGTATTCTCTCATAGGCACATTCTGGTCGTGGTTCTTCGGCATACACAGTGATATCAATTTCTTTTGGAAAATTTTCTGCCATTGACTCTATGCCTTTTTTACCGTAAATGTTCCAACTGCCGGGTTTGTATGATGTAATAACTTTTATTTTCATAATACTCCAGTATTTAATTTAAAAAATCATGTCAAATTTATTTGCCCATTCACGCATAATCCAGGCCGGGATGGCCGCTTTGGTAGTTTCGTTTGACCTTACTATTATATCTTTTAGGCAATCATTTTGAGTAATTCTTTTTTGATAAAAATCTTTAGCCACTGCTTGATCTTGTATCCAACCTTTCACTGGTGCAGTCCATCCTGTTTTGTGTTTGGTCACAATCTCTGTTGGAAAAATTTCTGCATAGGCTTTTTTACTCATCATCTTGGTGTCAGATTTGTTGCGTCCTATTTTTTCTTTGCTAGGTATACTCAAGGCATACTTCATAAATTTTTTAGTTGCTAATGGAAAGCGTCCTTCCATACTAAATGCCATACCGTAAGTGTCATTTCTTATGAAAAATTCTTCAGGCACCTGTGTGACACAATCCAATGCCATGTAACTGTTCACAGGATCTTTTGGATTGTACAATTCTTCTGGCAAATTTTTTACCAAATACTCAGCAAGTTCTGTCCTACTGATAGGATGTTTGGTCACTGTTATTGGCCTTTTTATTCTATTCATCCAGGCCTCAACAAGACCTTGCCAGGTGTTAACATTCTTTTGTCTTAGTTTCCAATATTTTGGATAACCACCCAACACTTCATCACCCATATCGCCTGCCAGTGTGACTACTATGCCGTCGTCTGATAACACTTTATTCGTGTAGTAATACATCACCATTGATGGATTGTACACAGGCTGTTCCATAAAGTAAACACTATCTTCCCAGAACTGTTTCAATAGATCAGGAGTCATTGTTACTACTTTGTGATTGAACTTAAATTTATTTGCCAACTGCATTGCTTTGTTATGATCGTCATTGTGATCGTCCTCTCGCCATATCACGTTGGGTTCCATTTTATTAGTATAGGTGTTGGTTACGTCGTGAAGTTGTCTGTGTTCGTAGGCAACCATTCCACTGTCCAATCCCCCACTCAGGAATATACCAATTTTTCTTCTGCCAATACTGCACATTTTTACACTTTGTTTCGTGACGTCTCTAAATTCATGACTGTCAAAATTATGATTGTTAGTGGGTAAGATTAGATTACGTTTTTTGTTTTTGATTTTTTTATGATGTAAATCATACACTATTGTTTCGCCACTTAATAATTTTTTAACATTGGTATAGAAAGTGTTTGCTGTTACATTCACGCCAACATGTGCCATACAACTAAACGCTAGTGGATCAATTACTCTGGACTGGTCAACATGATCTAACATTCCTTTTATTTCGCTTCCAAATATCAATCCTTGTTTTATTTCAGCATAGTACAAAGGTTTTATTCCAGCATGATCTCTGCTGATCCATAGTTCATTGGCATCTACTTTGTAGTATGCAAAGGCATGCATACTGTCAATCTCATCTAAGAAATCCATACTGTATGTGTCCAACCCCCACGCCAACAATTCTGTATCGCAACCTGTGATACCAGCAAAGTTAGAATATTTTTCTTTTAGTTCGTAGTAATTGAATATTTCTCCGTTGTAGATTAGCCAGTTGCCCGCAGGTGTTTTCCATGGTTGTACCGACAACTTAGGATCACTCATTATACTCAGCAAGTTGTGTCCTAGTGTCAGTTTGTGATCTGGATCCCACCATACCTTTTCACCATCAGGTCCTCTGTGACTGCAGGTACGGATGTAGTTCTGTATCAGCGTGGGATTGTGATCAGTGATGCCGTATATACCACACATTATAGGCCCAACTTATTTTTAAAACGTTTGAACACTGTACCGTCTTTTATTTCTTGTTCTGTCCATTGTTTGTATCCAAGATCATACAACCATTGTGTCCTGTCAGGATATTCTGGCGTTTCAATATTGTTTAGATCCTTGTTGGCCACGTCCCAACATATTGCAAGGTCACTGGTCACAAAAGTTGGAATACCTCTCACACAACTGTCAATACTGGCAGTGCTGTTGTGAGTAACCACTGCGTGACAGTTTGCTATGGCTTCCTGAAAGTTGAATCTATAATATTTTTTTTCGTCTCCACTAAAAAACTTTTGTCCTATAATCACTTTACAATCTTTTGGAAATTCACTAATACGTTGTTCGATATGCGCCATGTGATTTGGGTGAGGGCGTATCAAAAAAGGTCTGTCAGTAGCAGGTCTCAGTTTGTCATATACTCCTTTGAACCATTCAATAGGATCCAGTTCATTCATACTCCAGTTGTCTTTAGGCTGTAACACAAATAATATTGGATCTTGTTGATTAGACTTTCTCCATGGTTCATTTTTGATATTCCATAATTTTTTCATCATTTCCCAACGATCGCTAGGAGAATTATCACTAAGAAAGTCGCCGTTGTTCATTGGAGAATATAGACTTACACGCCAATGATGTTTTGGATGTGTGATTGTGTTTCCAAAACTAGACAGTATGCCACCGTCAAATGTTATAATGTAGATGCCTTTTTTCTTGGCACGTTCAACAAGATCTCTCCTTCGTCCTTTAGTGTGATGCATTTGATTCGACCCACCATAGCCAAACATACATCCTATCTTTGCTGTTGGTTCCATTTCATTCTCTGTCCAATCACCTGTTTTATGTTCGTTAACCATAATTGGATTGTCACCACAAGCACTGATACCTTTGGCCATGTGTTGTAAAAGTTCCCAACTGGCACCACGTCTTCTGTCTTTTACTGTTCTTCTAAATATTTCAACGTCCATCTAATATACTTAATGCCCATCCGTTGCGAAACTCTTCCTGTGTGAACTGTCCGTATGCTAGACTATTGAACACAGGTTCTCTGTCAGCATATAAAGGAGTTTCTATTTTTGTAAAATCTGATTCACATATTGGCTGACAAGGATTTTCAAAGTTGCTGAAACAAGGCACACCGTTGTGTAGTGCCTTTATGGTGATTGAACTATTGAAAGTTACGACAGCATGTACTTGATCCCATTCAAAAGGTTTTTGTGGTTTATTGTTTTCACTTGGTCCTGGCATCATTCGTCCTTGTTCGTCAATGTAACTTTTAGGATTATAAGGTTTTTCTCGCACAATAATTTCTCTATCGGTGTTTTGTTTTAGCGTTTCCATTGTAGTTGTTAACCAGTCAGATGCATTAAAGTGTAGTGCCATACTGTGGCTAGGTGGCACAACTAATATGTATTTGCCATTTTTATGATACGGTTTGATTTGATCACCTTTATAATATTTTTTATATCTGTCATCAGGCCTTGATTCGTGAACTGTTTTCACATGTTCATTTTTAACACATCTCATCCAGTAAGGCGTGCCTCTGCTTTCTCCCCAGTAAGGTCTGTCTATGTAGTAAAAATCTTTTTTGTTTTTGTTGGCCCAGTCGTATACAATGTTAGTGCCTCGCAACACCCCCATGAATGCAACTTTATCACAATCATTGGATTCTATTACCTTCTGGTAATCAACAATCTGTGCCTTGGCACCTCTAGCAATAGATTCAATGTATTTTTCAGTGTTGGCTCTTTCTGTTCGTACACAATAAAACATATCAGTAAATAGTTATCGATGAGAAATCTGGTTATTCAATATTATATAGACATTCAAAAATATTCGCAACCTGGTTTCAATAATCTCAAACCCAGTCCTATGGAAGAATACAGTAGGCATAGTTTTCAACAATATTGTAAAAAATTTGATATAGAATATCTAAGAATTACCGAACCAAAACTTGCATTTAAACATCCAACGTGGGAAAGGTTTGATTTATGGATGGATAGAACTTGGTGGGACAAATATGATCAAATAATGTATGTGGACAGTGACGTAATTGCATTACCACATGCTCCAAATATATTTGCAGAATATCCTGAAATAGATAATCGATTAAAAACCTGCTACTATCCTAAGTTCAGACAAGCAACACCAGAAGATGCTAAATTCAATCAACGTGTCAACCCTATGGCTGATCAATTTTCTGGTGAAACTATTTCTAAAAGATTTGTACAGCCTGGAGTGATGTTATTAAACAAAGTAAACACAGAATTTATGTTGCCTTGGATATCTAAATATAAAGATGTCACTGACAACAGAATTGATGATGGTATGTTTTTAAATGCCTCCATAGTAAAAAGTGAGGTACCGCTGTTAGACATGGAAAGAATGTATAATTTTAAAAACAACGGCGAAAAATTCAATTACAATCAAGTGCGTTTTTTACATTGTGCTGGAGGGAAAAAACACAAAAGGCATGTAAAAATTTGGCCTAAGTTAAAAAATATTTTCCCAGATGTAAAAGTTGATTTGTCAATATTAGAACCTTAGTCTAAAAGTTCTATTAACTTATTAGTATCTATTTTTAGATCAACCATGTCTTTTAATTTTTTATTTTTAGGCTTGGCTCCTTTGATAGGCACAGTGTCACATATTAACACTGTATGATCGAGATCCAAATGATGCGACAGTACTGGATAGACTTTTTTTCCAAAAAATGCTTTGTGTGTGAGTTCTACAACTTTTGTTTTTGGCTTACACCATAATAAATTAGTAAGGCCTGCTCCGTGAGGTGCCACAATATGCGTGGCTTCTGCAAATGTTTTAACTTGATCAGGAATACTTAAATTCTCAAGATTAATTGTTTCGTATCCTTTGAGAGCCATAACCATTTGTTCGTAATTTTGAATATTTCTGTTTGTTGCATCTTTTCTTGTAATCACAATTTTTCTGTGAGGCTTTACTGATTTGTCTCGTACTAAGTTACATAGATGTCTGATCCATTTAGGCATATGAGGAGTTAATATACCATCATTGTGGTTGCTCATTGATGGAACTATTAGATGTTGGAAGCGCCATGTTTCATTTTTTGGCATCACATAATATCTTAAATCAGGGAAAAAAGTTTTACATATTTTTTCAAAATATGAACTTTTGTTGCTTAGAATAAAAATATATTTTTCAAAATTAGTGCTCCATCTTTTTTCTATCAGTCTAAATTTTGATACGACGTCAATCCAGATGTGCCAAGGGTTTTCAGCACTGTACTCGTCAATGGGTAGCCATACGTATTTCCAGTTGCCATGAAATTGTTCTGTTATTGGAGGCATGTGAATGTCAACTTTTTCACCCCATTCAGAAAAAATGTTGTGTACTTTATGAGGCTTATCTCGATATCTGGATATTAGCGGCCATACATGATTGGTAACTAATTTCCTATCCTCAGTGACTAATACCGGCAATGTATTCACACTGCAATTAGAAAAGTCAGAAACAAAAGTTGGTAAACTTGTATATTGCATCATTGTATTATATTTTTTCCAATGTATCTTGTAATCGTAAGATGGATCAATGATATCAAATTGTTGGGTAAAATATTTGATGTCCTGAATGTTTTGAACTGTTTGCATATCCTTTATAACTAATATATAATTATATCATGACAGTTTCCAAAATGTTTATAAATGGTTGTTCATTTCTGACTTTCAGACCCAGAGAAGGAATCAATACCCACTGCGGTATTGAATTGGCCAAACAGATGAATTTAGACATAGCAGACAATCTCGCAGGCGGTGGTAGAGGGAATAAAAGACTTAGTTTTACTACCAAGGTTTGGTGTGAAAAATTTCCTGAAAAGGCCAAACAATGTTTCTTTTTGATAGGCTCCAGTTCAGGCACGCGAGTTGATTATCCTACTAAAGACGGTTACAAAAAACGTAAGTTTCCAAGTTTAGATATGACATTTAGAACTTACAGTCCAAATAAGGACAGCGAATGCCAAACGTTTTGGCGGTATCTTATGAGAACTGGCGCAGACGTAGATCAAATGACGCAAGTTGAGACCTTGGACAATATTCTCAATTTACAATATTACTTTGAATTAAAGCGATATCCATATTTGATGTACCATACAATATCAGATGCAGAAATCAAAAATCCTGACATTAAATTACTGTATAGTAAAATAAACCAAAAAAGATTCTTTAGATCAGAAAGCAGTCACATAGATTTTGTTTTAGAAAATGCCTTAACAATATCAAAAGACGACCCACATCCAAATACACAAGGACACGAAAGATGGGCAACTATGTTGCGAGAATATATTGATGATAACAATTTACGCACCTTTCAGTAATCCAAAAAGCAAGGCTTGGGAAGTTTTCAATGGAGTAAAAAAGTCTTGGCCAGAGCAAGTTAATTTATTGGATAACGCAGTTGAAACAGAACCAAAAAGTAATTCAATGTTCTGGGGGTTTGTGGGTAACAATAGACAAATGGTTAAAAAATTAGAAGCACGTAAGCATAACTTTTGGTTTACAGATACTCCTTACTTTGGTAGATTTGATAATAACAATTTACAACCTGATAATCATTATTGGCGTATATGTAAAAATTCAATTCATGTGCAATACTTAAAAGGTTGTAATAAAGATAGATTTGAAAAATTTGGAATAAATTTAAAAGCACCTGACCTTGATGGCGAACACATACTTGTTTGTCCTAGCAGTGCAGGAATAAATGAATATCTGGATAGGCCACAATGGTTGTACGAAACTATTGAAAGTATAAAAAGATATACTGACCGTCCTATCAAAGTACGGCATAAGCCACGTGGCAGAGGCACTTCAGGTCCCAGTGAAGCAAAAAGGCCAATTGAAGAAGATCTTAAAAACGCCTGGTGCTGTGTCACCAGTTGTAGCATTAGTGCCATTGAAGCCGTCTGTGCAGGTAAGCCTGTGTTCTGTGATGAAAAAAGTTTTGCCACACACATAGCCAACACCAATCTCGCAGACATTGAGAATCCTTTGTTTGTGAGTCCTGAGGATTGGTTATACAGTCTTGCTTATCAACAATTCACTCCAGAAGAATTTGCCAATGGTACGGCTGTTGAAATATTACTAGACAAAGGAATATTATAATGCCTAAGTTAAAAAGTTTTGATATGGAATCATTTACCTTTCCAATTGGTAAAGATAAGAAAATATTATTTGCAAATAATCCTGGACAAAAAACTTATATTAAGAACAGAATGGATAGAATGTTGACCAAAGAGCCTGAAACTATCAAATGGATCAACACCTTTGATAAAGACAGCGTGTTTTTTGATGTGGGTGCAAATGTTGGAATCTACAGTCTATACAGTGCAATTGTGAAACAAAACAAAGTGTATGCCTTTGAACCACATGCGGCCAGTTATAAAAATTTACTAGACAGCATAAATCTTAACAACTTAACAAATTGTCATGCCTATTGTGTAGCATTAAGTAATCAAGTTGGATTGACCAATATCAAAGTTAAAAATATGCATGAAGGCGTTGCAGACAACGTGGTTGGAGAACGTGGCGATTATTATCACGGATGCACTGAGTTTCCCTTGCACTTTTTAGTACAACGTAAAATTTTACCACAACCTGATTATATAAAAATTGATGTGGATGGATATGAAGATAAAGTCATCGAGGGAGCAATGGAAGTGTTTAGAAACTGTAAAGCATTGTTGATAGAAATAGAGCATAGACACAGTAACTTTGTGGACATGATTACCGCCTCAGGCTTTACATTAGAGTCGCAACACAAACGTAACGATCAAGAGTACAATTATATTTTTGTAAATGCAAATAGAAAAAGTTAACAATTTTTGGGTTCCAAGCAATGATGTTCATTTGGCAGATTGGAAAGCAGGCAAACCTTTCACTCAAAACAAATGCTTAGAAAAATTTATTAATTATTGCAAAGACAATAATTTAAAATTCAATCATATCATAGACGTGGGTGCCTGGGTTGGTACATGGAGCATGGCTATGAATCCGTATTGTGGACGAGTAGTGGCTTTTGAACCAGATGCTGTGCATTATCATTGTTTAGTGAAAAATGTATCAGATGATATTGAAACTCATCAACTTGCTGTGGGCAATGACACTAAAATGATATCGTTGACTGATGATAATTTTACGCAGGCGAAACGTGTTGCAGGTGACGGTACTATCCCTATGGTTACTATTGATAGCCTTAATCTAGATGATGTTGACTTGATCAAAATAGATGTTGAAGGTTATGAGATGGAAGTTTTGAAAGGTGCTAAAAATACTTTACAGGCCTGTAAGTTCGTAATGATAGAACTTAATAGTAACACTGGTAAGTATGGAAGCAGTAACAAAGAGTGTATGGAAATGTTACATAATAATGGTTTTCAGTTGCTTTTAGAACATTGGCCAGACAAAGTTTTTTACCGGAAGTGACCTAAATTAAATACTGAAAATGAAAATTTTTATCACAGGCGTAGCCGGATTCTTAGGATCGCATCTTGCAGATCTAATGATATCACAAGGTCACACAGTAGCAGGCAATGATAACATGATTGGTGGTTATGCAGACAACGTTCCGCAGAATGTTGAATTCAGTCAAGTTGACTGTTGTGATTTAGAAAATTTGACAAAGGCCATGGAAGGATGCGATGTAGTTTATCATACTGCCGCAACTGCTTATGAAGGTCTATCAGTTTTTTCTCCAGTGCTTGTGACAAGAAATATATTTGAAGCATCTGTAACAACAATTACTGCGGCTATTCGTAACAAAGTAAAACGCATTGTGTATTGTTCGTCAATGGCCAGATACGGCCACCACGATGATGTACCGTATAAAGAAACGTACGAGTGCAGACCGCAGGATCCGTATGGCATCGCTAAAAAGGCAGGAGAAGATGTTTTGAAAAATTTATGTGAAACACATGGTGTTGAATATGTAATTGCGGTTCCACATAACATAGTTGGCCCAAGACAGAAATATGATGATCCATTTAGAAACGTAATGTCAATCATGCTTAATAGGATGTTACAAGGCAAACAACCAATCATATACGGCGATGGCAATCAAAAAAGATGTTTCAGTGATATAAATGACTGTCTATATTGTTTGAACGAGTTGGCATTCAATGATAATGTGGTTGGAGAAGTTATCAACATTGGACCAGACGAAGAGCCAATTACTATCAACGAACTAGCGGAGGCCTGTGCAAACGAAACAGGACTCAATTTAGATCCAATACATCACAAAGATAGACCCAAAGAAGTGAAACTAGCAACCTGCTCTTCGGACAAAGCACGTAAGTTATTAAATTATAAAACCTCTACCAACATGAGACAGTCCGTGAAAAAGACTGCAGATTATATAAGAACAAGAGGTACAAAAAAATTTCAATATCATTTACCATTGGAAATTATAAATGACATCACACCAGATACTTGGAAAAAGAAATTGATATGATTTCATTTTGTTGTCCATCAAGAGGCAGGCCTGAATTGGCTAAAAGATTAGTCGATACCGCTATGGAAACACAAGACGGAGAAACGGAATTTTTATTTTATCTAAACGATGATGACGAAAAGTTAGAACAATATCAAGATCTGTTAAACGAAAAATATTACACAATTGGTCCAAATCAATCCACATGTTACAGTTGGAACTTAATGTGTGAACAAGCCAAAAATGATGTAGTGATGCTGATGGGAGATGATGTTCAAGTTAAAACACCTCACTGGGACACTCTCATAGTCAAAGAAATTGACAAGTATCATGATAAAATTTTAATGGTGGTGCCGTCAGATGGTAGGAAAAAAACAGCAGGTAAATTAGGAAAAACTGTCAAACTCTGGGGCGACGAGCCACTTGGAGCCGCACATTTTGCCGTACATAAAAATTGGACAAACACTTTAGGCTATCTTGCGCCTGTGTTTTTTTGGCACTGGCATGTGGATTCTTATACGCAAAAAGTTGCTCGTAAACTTAATAGATGTTTGTATCTTCCCACAGTTGAATTTAAGGCTAAAAAAATTATTGACGACAATGCCGGACGCCAAATAAGAAACAATCTTAATATAAATTTACGAGATAACTTTGTTTGGAAAAAAGTACGAGACAGACATCTTGCCAACGATGTTGCTGAATTAGAAAAATTTATAAAGGATAAAAGCACTTCTTACTTCTATGCTTCATAATAAAAAGATTGAACGTTATCCTATTTGTGTTTTGATTGCTTTCGTATGAATGCCATGTTTTTCCTTGTTGACCACAAAAGATAAAAGTTGTATTTGGTTGCCATTCTGCTTCTTTTACAAAAGCAGACTCTGACTGTTCGGTGTACATCTTTGTACCAACATTTATTTTTGGTGTTACATATGTAACTGAACTCCAGGTTTTCTCAACACCTTCTTGGTGTATATAAAATTTATAAGGTAAAGGTGGTGTGATGCTAATATGTGCATTTACGCCAAGAGTTGGATATTTTCTATATGCTGGATATACATCATGCAACTGTTTAACGTTTTTCAATAATTTTTCACATATGTCCACAGTTTCATCATAGAAGTCTATGTTGTAATCCTTAAATTCTTTTGGATGAATTTGTATTATGTCTGTTGTCTTTACGTTAAGATGCGGCACACATTGATTTTGCAGTTTATCAAACACCTTGTCGTCAAACGTTTTGGTAATAATTTGATGTGGCCATGGATCTGTAACAACATTTGTGTCAAGACATTTATCTAGAAACATTTGGCCTACACTCATTTTAATTTCTCCACAATGGAATTGAACTGTTGTTTGGAGATATCAAGTTGCACTAAAGGTCGACGTATGTACTTTTTTTTTGATTCTTCTATAGTGATATCTTTACAAGCAGTCAATAAAAATTTGTTTTGATGATATTTTATTTTTGCTCCGCCAACATTCAATATAGGTTGTCTGTTTTGATCAGAACGTTCTCTGAAAAACCATAGTGCAATTATTTCCTTATTGTAATCAATTTGTGATAGATCTTCTTTGAATTCAAAACCTGTTTTGTATTGCTGATCAAAATCTTGCCATACCTTGTGTGATAGGTTGTTTTGATTTTCGTACAGTATGTCATATTGTTTTTCTGGAAATATTGTTGATGCACAAACGTATTCAACAGGTTCTTTGTAGTAGTGAGATTTTTTCAACCAATGCCACTGCATTATGAACTAAACAGATTAATCAATTCCTTTTTCCATACATCGCCATATTCACAATCACGATATCCATCAAACCATGGGCCGCCTTCTGTGTAGTGTAATATTTTTGGCTTGCCATCAGTGGGTTCTTTGTACCATCCGACTAGCCAATTGTATTCATGAGGTAATTCACCAATCTCGTTGTCCTCCAACCAAGTAAATCTATGTAAAAATTTTGCTTCTTCTTTGTTCAATAATTCAGGCGTAAGGATTTTATTTTTTGGATGCTCACAGTTCCACAATACCATTGAACTCCAATTTTTTCTAGGATAAACAGTTTGTGTCTGTCCGTCCATTTTAGTGCCTTCTTTTGGTGTGTAGTCGTGTTGAACACAGACAACAGCCTTTGATGGATCGCAAAATTTGGTCAATTCGTGACTAGGAATACGCCATACAAAATCACAATCACAAAACACTGCCCATCCTTTGTAGTCATTTAGATAAGGCACAAAGAATCTAGTGAAAGTAAATTCTGTTGATGCCAACTTGTCAACAGGACGAGTGTATATGCCCTGTTCACGCATTTGTTTTTGTTTAAGAGGAATCACTTCGGCGCCTGGATCTCTTCTTCTAATTGAGTGTTCGCAAACTTGATATGCTATGTCTTCTCTGCTATCGTGCCCTACATAAATTTTCATATCAAATATTTAATTGGTTAGCAAGTTCAGGTAAGAAATCTTTCATGCGTATTTTCCTATATGCGTCTCTTTTTTGCATGATATCTTTAAGCATTTCTATCTGTTCACTTTGATCATTATCTGCTTTTATATGTTCTATTATACTGTCCTTTAGAAACTTTAAATTTGTAGTCAAGGCGTAGTGTTCAGTGCTGATTTGTTTAATTTTTTCATATGCAAGTTGTAGAAGATTTTTTGGTAATACAAAAAACTGTAGGTAGGTAGGTCCGTGCAAAATATTTAATTTACAATGAACTTTATGAGAATTTGCAAATTTTATAATGTTATCCACATCAAGCAAATTGAGATTTTGAACAGTGAAAGAAATTTGGAAAGAGGCATTTTTTAAGGTAAGAAAGTTTTTTATATTCTGTTTTACATTTTTCCATTGGCTTGGAAAACGCATGTAATCATTGACTTTCTCAGTGCCGTCTACGCTAAAGATTATTTTAACCTCTTTGAATTTTCTAAGTTTTTGTAATAGAAATGGTGAATATTGTGTGCCGTTTGTTGTAATCCACAGGTGTATTTTATCTGCATTTTTTTTAGAAAGTTTATCTAT